GTGTATTCTTTTATGCATATGACTTACCTACAGAGCTATCAGCACATGGTGATCAGTTAGTTTTTCCTAAAGTTTATAAAACAGTATTGTTAGCTAGAGCTAGATACTATGTGCATCAGTTTAAAGAGAATCCTCAAGCAGCAGCATTTGCATTAGAAGACTATAGAAGAGGACTTCGTTTAATGAAGTTAAATCTAATGGAAGCTGCACCAGGCTACTTTAAAGATGACAGGATAAGGTTCCTCTAATGTCACAGCCTTTTGCCCTAGCATGTCGAGGTGGTTTAAATGTTAATTTAAATCAACTTGAAATTATGCGACAGCCTGGATTAGCAACAGAGTTACTTAACTTTGAAGTTGATCCTGATGGTGGTTATAGGCGCATCAATGGTTTTACTTTATTTGGTGGAGATTCTTCTGCAAGACCTAATTCTAGTAATAGAATCCTTGGCCTAGCAGTATATGCAGATGGCTTAATTGCTTGTTCAGGAACAGGCATCTTTTTTAGTCAGGATGGCACTAGTTGGCTACAAATAAATAAAGCGAGTGTTTCAGCAAGTGGTGATAACTTTAGCACATTTAGTGGACGTTCTAATGATGCTAGATCTAGCCAAGGACAATGTAGTTTTGCTTTATTTGAAGGCACTACTGACTATGGTGAGATGCTAATTTGTGATGGTGCTAATAAACCTTTCTTTTTTAAAATGACAGGCACAGGTGCATTATCAGATAGAACTTTCTTTGCTGGTGAAATAACAGTAGATAGCACTACAGCTCCTACTGTAGGTGTAATACATGAGAATCATTTTGTTGTTGGTGGTGCTCCCACTGCTAAGAACAAAATATTTTTTAGTGCTACGCTTGATCCAGAATCATTTAGTGGAACAGGTTCAGGAAGCATACAGCTAACAGATGCTATTGTAGGATTATCAAGCTTTCGTAGTGACTTAATTATTTTTTGTAAAAACAGTATTTTTAAACTAATTAATATTAGTGATAGTAGTAATATTGCAATTGTACCTATTACTCAGAATGTTGGTTGTTTAGATGGTAATAGTATTCAGGAAATAGGGGGTGATCTTTTATTTTTAAGTCCTGATGGTATTCGTACTGTAGCAGGTACAGCCAGGATTGGTGACGTAGAGTTAAGCTCTGTTAGTAGACAGATACAAAAAATAACTACTACGATTGCTAATGGTATAAATAACTTTGTAATTACTAGTGGCACTCTACGCAGTAAATCGCAATATCGTTTGTTTTATACTAATACAAGTCAAAGTTCTGCAGTTTCAAAAGGAATTATAGGAACGCTTACACCTAATGGCTTTGAGTGGTCTGAAACTAAAGGAATACAAGCTACTGGTTTTGCTACAGGGCTAGATAAAGATGGTGTAGAGCAGTTATATCATGGAGATAATGCAGGATATGTTTATAACCATGATACAGGAAATATCTTTAATCCTGCAGGAAGTGCCTCTAATGTCGAAGCACAATACTATACACCTGATTTAGATTTTGGTGATATTGGTACAAGAAAAACTATTAAATACATTAAAATATCAGTAACTCCTGAAGGAACTATTCAACCAGAGTTAAATGTAAAATATGATTTTGAAAGCGCAACAACTCCTCAACCTCCTGTTTATACGTTAGATAGCATACCTTTACCTGCTACTTTTGGTTCTGCTGTGTTTGGAGTTGCTGAGTTTGGCGCAGCAGAGAATCCATTAGTAAGACAAGCAGTAGAAGGAACAGGTAATACTGTAGCACTTAGAATTAAAAGTGATGATCAGAACTCTCCTTACTCAGTTAATGGGTTTTACATCGACTATATGCCAGCAGGTAGGAAATAAAATAAATGGCTTACTCATATACAAGACAAAGTACAATCTCTGATGGAGATACGATTACAGCAGCATTATTTAATAATGAATATAACCAATTATTAAATGCTTTTGCTTACTCTTCTAGTGATGCGTCTGTTACAGGACATAGACATGATGGTTCTGCAGCACAAGGCGGTAACATTGGTAAAATTGGTGATCTTGATTTTTTAAATAAAGTTGAGGTTGATAGTAGTAATAATCGTTGGGGATTTTATGTAGAAGTATCCTCAAGTGCTGTAGAGCAAGTAAGAATACAAGATGGAGCGATTGTACCTGTTACAGATAATGATATTGATTTAGGTACAAGTTCACTAGAGTTTAAAGATGTATACATTGATGGGACTGCTTATTTAGATGCTATTAACTTTAATGGTACAGCAATTACCTCTACTGCAGCAGAGTTAAACATTTTAGATGGTGTCACCTCTACGGCTGCAGAACTCAATATTCTTGATGGTGTAACTTCAACTACTGCTGAATTAAATATTTTAGATGGTGTTACTTCTACTACAGCAGAACTTAATATTCTAGATGGTGTTACATCTACTACTGCTGAACTAAATATATTAGATGGTGTTACAGCTACCACGGCTGAATTAAACATCATGGATGGTGATACTTCTGCTACTTCTACTACTCTAGCAGATGCTGATCGTGTTGTTGTAAATGACAATGGCACAATGAAGCAAGTGGCACTTACAGATTTTGAAACTTACTTTGAGGCTGCTTTAGATACAGGCACTAACCTTACGACTGTAGGTGCTTTGAATGCAGGATCTATTACTTCTGGCTTTGGTGCTATTGATATAGGTTCTTCTAACTTAACAGCTACAGGCACTATTTCATTAGGGGCTACATCATTTAATGATAATAATATTACTAATGTAGGTTCTATTCAGTTAGATAGTATTGCAGGAGATGCAGATACTAATACTTCTATTACTTTTAGTGGTTCTGATGTCATTACTATGGCAACAGGAGGAACAACTGCTTTAACGATTGATGCTTCTCAAAATGTAGCTATTGCAGGAGATCTTACTATTACTGGTGATGATCTTACAATGGGAACTAACACAGCAGGACACATATTAGTTGCTGATGGGACTAATTTTAATCCTACTGCAGTTGGAGATCTTTCTGAAATATCTACAGTCGCTAATGATGATGTATTACTAGCAGTAGATACTTCTGGAGGTGGGCTAAAGAAATTAACACGAAGTACTTTAGTATCAGGATTAGCAACTTCTTCAGGTATTTCTAATGTAGTTGAAGATACTTCACCTCAGTTAGGTGGTGATCTTGATGTTGATGGAAATGCTTTAGTTTCTACTTCTAATGGAAATATTGCACTAACGCCTAATGGTACGGGTGTAGTAAGAATAGATGGAAATGTCGATATACAAACAGGTGAAATTGTTCTAAAGAATGGTGGTTCTGTTTCTAACATTAAGTTTTATTGTGAATCATCTAATGCTCACTATGCTCAGTTACAATCTGCACCTCATAGTGCTTATGCTGGTAATATAACTCTTACTTTACCTGCTTCTACAGATACTTTAGTAGGTAAAGCAACTACAGATACATTAACTAATAAAACTCTTACTAGTCCTGTTTTAAATACAGCAACAGTAGGGACATCTCTTGTTCCTGCTAGTGCAGATGGAGCTACATTAGGTTCTGCTTCTGCAGAGTTTTCTGATCTATATCTTGCAGATGCAGGTGTCGTTTTCTTTGGTAATGACCAAGAAGTAAAACTTATACACAGTGCAGATAAAGGATTAATCCTAAAGCACACAGCTACTGCAGATGACAAACCTGTTTCATTAACATTACAGACAGGTGAAACAGATATAGCAGCAAATGATGTACTAGGAAAGATTGACTTCCAGGCTCCTGATGAGGGAACAGGTACAGATGCAATATTAGTAGCTGCAGGTATAGAAGCTGTATCTGAGGGTGATTTTAGTGCCTCTGCTAATGCCACCAAGTTAAGTTTTAAAACGGCTGCCTCTGAAGCTGCTGCTGAAAAGATGTCACTAAGTTCTGGTGGTAATCTGACAGTATCAGGAAATGTAATAGCAGTTGATTTAGATATATCAGGTGATGTCGATATTGATGGCACACTAGAAGCAGATGCTATTACAGTCAATGGTACAACCCTTGCTGAAACTATTTCAGATACAGTTGGAGCAATGGTTGGGTCTAATACTGAAACAGGTATTGCTGTTACTTATGATGATTCAGATAACACTTTAGATTTTGTATTAGGAGCAGCCCAAACAACAATTACTTCATTATTAGCCACTGATATAAAGATTGGTGAAGATGATGAAACAAAGATTGATTTTGAAACAGCAGATCAAATTAACTTTTATGCTGACAATACTAAACGAGTTACCATTGATTCAACGGGATTAACAGTTAATTCAGGTAGTATTGAAACTGCTACAATTGATTTTACAGATGGTGATAATGCTATCACGATTGCAGATGGTGGAGGCATAACAGCAGCAGCAGGTATTACATCTACAGCGGCTGCTAATGCTTTTGGTGCAAGTTCTGTTACTGGTGCTTTACAACTTAAAAATGGGTCTACCTCTGCAGGATTTATAGAGTTCTTTGAAGATTCAGATAATGGTACAAACAAAGTAACTCTTATTGGCCCTGCTTCTACTGCAGATATAACACTCACATTGCCTAGTAGTGATGGTGATAGTGGACAGTTTTTACAAACAGATGGCAGTGGAACATTAAGCTTTGCTACAGCAGGTGGAGCCTATACTGCATGGGCAGTAAAAACAGGAAATTTTACAGCTTCTGCTGGAGATCAATTAATTGTTAATAGTTCTAGTGCTACTACAATTACTCTACCTGCTTCAGCTAGTGCTGGAGATACTGTTGTTGTCAAAGCAACGGGTGGTGGCACAGTAACACTAGGAAGAAATTCACAAAATATCAACAGCACAGCAGCCGATGGAACTTTACTCAGTGGAAGCTCTGTGCAACTGGTTTTTGTAGACTCAACAATCGGCTTTCTCGAACTCTAGGAGAATATAGATGGCAGTTTTATTAGGTAGTAAAAATTTAAGTGTAATTGAAGAGGTTGTTTTAACTGAATCTCAAACTTACACAGCACGAAGAACAGGTATTGCAGATGTCATCTGTATTGGAGGGGGTGGTCAAGGAGGTTCTTCTGGGAAAACAGGTACGGGTGTACATAATGTCACGGGAGGAGGTGCTGGTGGGTACTCGCGTAAAAGAATACCAATAACAGCAGGAGATACATTTACTGTCGTTGTAGGAGCAGGTGGTCAAGCAAGCACTTCAAGGATGCCAGGAGCAGGTAATCTTACAGCAGGGAGTGCTGGAGGAGAGAGCACTTTTGATCATGCTTCTGCTACAGCTAACATTGCCCTTGATTCCAACGGTGGTGGAGGAGGGCTTGCAAATCAGACTACTACGGCAAGTGGAGCTACCTATGCAGGAGGTGCTGGAGGCACAGCTACAGGAGGCGATGTGAATTTTACAGGAGGGCGTGGTGGCACAATTACTCGTAGTAACAACTCAGCAAACCAAGGTGTCTTTGCAACAGGAGGTGGTGCAGTTGCAGTATTAGGCGATGCTTATAATGGTGGTGATATTAACTTTACTGCTTCAGGTAATTATACAGTAGCTGGAACAGGAGGTGCTGGAATTGGAGGTAACGGTGGCAACATAGCCTTTGGCACAAGCTCCAATAATGCCCAACTTGCAACTGGTGGTGGTAGTGCGTCAGGAGAAGGTAATGGGTTTACAGCAACACAAACAGACGCAACAGCGAACCCTTTAACTGGATTTGCAAAAACAGATATGGTGGTAGGAGGAGGTAGATTGCCCTCACATGGAGGTTATGCGAGAGCCAACACTTCCACAGACGATTGTATTGCAGGAAATGGAGGAACGGGTGCTCCTCGGGCAGTTTTAGCAGGGTTTGGAGATTCTTCTTATGAAACAGTTTTTGGAGGCAATGAACGCCCTACGGAGGTAATTGATACTGCTAGCGGTATAAGTAGGGGTACAACAAATGCAGCAGTTATTACAGGTGCTAATTATCCACAGCCAACTGGCCCTGGTGGTGGCGGTGGGTGTGCCGCGTATACAGATGATTATGAGGACGCGGCTATTGTTATTGCTGCAGGTAATGGAGCTACTTTTGCAGGAGGTGGTGCTGCTCTCACTCCTATGAACACAGAAGTAGTAAACGGCCAAGAAAAAATATCTGGTAATGGTCGAGGGGGTATTGCAGGAGGTGGTTCTGGTGGTTGTTATTTAGGGACTAATGCATCTAACTCCACTATTGAATGGGCCTCTGGTGGTGATGGTGTAGTTGTCATTCAGTATTTAGGTTAGGAGAAGCAAAATGGCAGGTACTAATAGATGGATGATTAAAGACGGGCTAGGTAATGTTGTTAATACAATTATTGCAGATGAAAGTTTTGTAAAGCAGCATTATTCAAATTATGAAATGTTTGTCCCTGTTTTTAGAGAAGTTGATCCAGAGGTAAGAGGAAGATCGTGGAGAAATCATCAACTACGAAACTCTGATGGAGATATTAGAAGTTTGGCTGATCATCCAGAGAATGATAAATGGATTGCTTGGCGCAAAACTCTTAGAGATTGGCCTTCTACTACAGATTTTCCAAATACTTTACCTACAAAACCTTACGCTAACTAATGGAAGAAGTAGTTTTAACAACACCAGATCAACCTTGTTTTATTGGAGCATGGTATCTGCCAGATTTATCAATTTGTGATGAAATAGTGCGTGTTTTTGAAACAGATCATTTTCGCAAAGATGAGGGTTTGTCAGGTGGTTCAAAGCATGGGGTCGTAAATAAAGAAATCAAAGATTCTATTGATGGTGAATTAAGACAACGCCCTGATATTGCTGACAGATTTACTGCAAATCTTGCTGCTGTTTTACAAAAGTATAAAGAAAAATTTCCAAATTCAGATAAAGTAGAAACTTATTTTTATGATTGTCTTAATATACAAAAGTATCCCATTGGTGGTGGTTATCACTCATGGCATGCTGAAAGAGAAGGGCATAATTTTAGACATCTTGTTTGGATGACTTATCTGAATGATATTGAAGAGGGTGGTGAGACTGAATTTTATTATCAGAAGCTAAAAGTAAAACCACGCAAAGGACTAACTATGATTTGGCCTGTTGATTGGACGCATACCCACAAAGGACACATTGCGCCAAACGAAGAAAAAATGATTATTACAGGATGGTTTAGCTTCTTGGAGCAGCAGCCTACTGTTGAAGAAATTGATCAAATGAAAAAAATAGAACCTGTTGCAGCTTAACTGGAATGTCTAGTGGATCATCAATCATTAAGTCAGATATGTGCAGAGAGTTATAATTCAGTAGACTTTGAAGAATTTAATATAGAAGTTATTGTTAGAGATAATGTATTTGCTTTTAGAGGTACTGATGAGCCTCTAGATGTAGTAAGAGATTTAAGGATATTACCCTGGTGGATGCCAGAGTTAGGATGGGTTCCTGCAGGATTTGGTAAAGCAGCTAGAAGATTATTACCTAAATGCTTATCAGTCTGTATGGAAAATGACATTGATCCAGATACTATTATTTTAACTGGTCATAGTCTTGGTGGAGCAGTAGCTTTGATAGTAGGTGCTCTAATGGTAAGGGATGAAATAGTTCCCCAAGAAATTGTAACTTTTGGTGCTCCTAGATGTGGAAGACTAAAGTTACTAGATGGCATACCAGTAACATGCTATCGACATGGTAAAGATATTGTTCCTTTGGTTCCTCCTCTGATGAGAAGGCATAAACCATTAGAACAAAAAGGAATAAAAGCAAGCTTTATTAGAGATCATTATGTCCATAACTACATAGAAATGGATAAAATAGAGGAAGTAGCAAGTTGAATGCAAAACGCTTAGAGCCAGATTCAGAGTATGCCAAGTATGATGCTGATGGTGATGGCATAGTAAGTGATGAAGAGATAGCAGCTAGTGAACGCTTGCAGTCTCTAGAGTTACAAAATGAGAAAGCAGATGCACAAAGAAATATGTGTTGGTTTGCTTTATGGGGAATGTTGCTTTATCCCTCATTAGTTTTAGTAAGTAGTTATTTAGAACTAGATAAAGGGGCTGATATATTAGGGTCAATGAGCAGTATTTATTATATCTCAGTAGCAGGTGTAGTTAGTGTGTGGTTTGGTAGTCAAGCATACACATCATCAAAGAATGGGAAGAATGGAAAGTAATACTGATAAAGGATTGGAGCTGGCGTTGGAAGCATTAGAAAAAATAGCAACACATGAGAAAGAATGCGGAGAGCGTTGGGCTGAAGCAATGGTAGAGCTTAGAGATCTGAAAGTGGTTACATCTAATCATGCTGAAAGATGGGAAAAGTTAGCGTGGTTAGTTGTAGGAACTGTTGGAACAA